ACAAGAAGAAAGAGAAAAAGGCCAAAAACGACATCAGCGGGCTGACCGAAGTCGACTTCCTAGACAAGTTCATCAGCAAAATGTACCGCTACCAGCAGGAGCTGTTTGCGGCCAAACAGAACCCGCTGACGTGCCGGATCCGCAACATTCTCAAAAGTCGCCAGGTCGGCCTGACCTACTACTTCGCCGGCGAAGCGTTCATGGACGCGGTGTTGAGTGGCGACAACCAGGTCTTTCTGTCGGCCAGCCGATCGCAGTCCGAGATATTCCGCAGCTACATCATCCAGTTCGCCAAGCAGTGGTTCGACATCGAGTTGACCGGCAACCCGATCGTGCTGAGCAACGGCGCCGAACTGCGCTTTCTCAGCACCAACAGCAGCACCGCCCAGGGCTACCACGGTCACGTCTACGTCGATGAATATTTCTGGATCCGCGACTTCGAAAAACTCAGCACCGTGGCCAGCGCCATGGGCACCCACAAAAAATGGCGTAAGACCTATTTCTCGACGCCCAGCGCGGTATCGCACCAGGCCTACCCGTTCTGGACCGGCGAAGAATTCCGCAACAGCAAGCGTGGAAAAAAGGCCGGCGGCACCTGGCCGATCGAGGCGGCGTACACCCAAGGCGCACTGTGTCCGGACGGCCAATGGCGCAAGACCATCACCATTCAGGACGCGATCGACGGCGGCTGCGATCTGTTCGACCTCGAGCAGCTGCAGCTGGAGTACGACGAGGACAAGTTTCAGCAGCTCTTCTACTGCAAGTTCATCGACAGCACACAGAGCGCATTCGGCCTCAAGGATCTGGAGCGGTGCTATTCCGACCTGTCGTTGTGGGAGGACTACAAGCCCGAGGAAGATCGACCGTTCGGCAACAGCCCGGTCTGGCTGGGCTACGACCCGAGTCGCACCCGCGACGACGCGACGTGCGTGGTCATCGCCCCGCCGCTCGAGCCTGGTGCGAAGTTCCGGATCCTGGAGAAGCACAGCTGGCGAGGACATTCGTTCACGTACCAGGCCGCCCAGGTCAAGAAGCTGACCGAGCGTTTCAACGTCCAGCACATCGGCATCGATGTTACCGGTGTGGGCTACGGCGTGTTCGACCTGGTGCGCGACTTCTACGCCAAGGCGACACCGATTCATTACAGCCTCGAGGCGAAGAACGCCCTGGTGTTGAAAGCCCAGGACACGATCCAAGGAAGCCGCATCGAGTGGGATGCCGGATGGACCGATATCGCCCAGGCCTTCCTGACCATCAAACGCGGCACCACCAACAGCGGCCAAGTCACCTACAGCGCTTCACGCACCGACGCGACCGGCCACGCCGATATCGCTTGGGCGGTCATGCACGCCCTGGCTAACGAACCTTTGAACACCAACAAGCGGCGTCGTAGCCGCTACGTCACGAGTGGAAACAATGCCCAATCCTCGACACAAACAGCGCCAAGTCAAACAGCAGGCACGACAGCAGCAACCGATGCGGGCGTTTACGTTCGGCGAACCCGAGCAGGTGCTGTCGGGCAACATTGGCGAGTATTTGGGGGTGTTCCTCAGCGACGACGGCGAGATCTACAAGCCGCCGGTGTCGCGCCCCGGCCTCGCCAAGCTGCTGCGCGCAAACGCGCACCACGGCGCCATCCCGAAGTTCAAGCGCAACCTGCTGTTGCGTGAGCTGATTCCCTCGGCCGGCTGCAGCGCTCGAACGATGGGCTGTGCGGGACTGGATTACATGGTGTTTGGCGAAGCCTTCTTCTATCGCGACACCAACGCCTTCGGCCAAGTCCTTGAGCTGCAGCACCTGGCCGCGATCAACATGCGGATCAAGGTCGACGGTGGCTTCCGGATGCTGCTGCCCGACAACAAATTCATGGACTTCGACCAGGACGAGATCGAGCACGTCCTCGACTATGACGTGGAACAGAACATCTACGGGGTGCCGGACTACCTAGGCGGCATGCAGGCGCTGCTGCTCAACGAGGCCGCCACGTTGTTCCGCCGGCGCTACTACAGCAACGGTGCCCACGCCGGTTACATCTTCTACACCAACGATCCGGATCTGACCGAAGAGGACGAGGACAACCTGCGGGCGCAGATCAGCTCCAGCAAGGGCGTGGGCAACTTCCGCTCGATGTTCGTCAACATCCCCAACGGCAAAGAGAACGCGATTCAGATCATCCCTGTAGGGGACTTCCAAGCCAAAGACGAGCTGGAGAAGGTGAAGAACATCACCCGCAACGACGTGATCGCCGCTTGGCGAATGAACCCAGCGCTCGCCGGCATCATTCCGGAGAACAGCGGTGGTTTTGGCGACATCGAAAAGATTGACCGGGTCTACACCAGCAACGAGATCAGGCCGATCTGCCAGCTGTTCAGTCAAATCAATGACACGTTGCGGCCAGACAGGCGAATCAACTGGAGAGAGATGGATATTCCAGTTGATCCCACTGGAACTGGTGCCTAGCTAAGAGATTGCCACTACATATTGTGGCAATATGGTGGCGATTGGCTGCCCTGGGGAGGGACACAATGCGAGTTGAATGCAAATGCGGACACAGAGGACGGATCGCTTCGCGAGAGAAGCTATCGACGGAGTTCGCGAAGTTGTACTGCCAGTGCCTGGACGCAAAGTGCGGGCACACGTGGGTCGCAAATCTGACGTTCTCGCACACGTTGAGCCCATCGGCTCAGTCTTTCGAGAGGATGTTGTTCGACCATTTGCGGGATATGCCCAGGGCGAAACAGCGGGAGCTGTTTGAACAACTGGGATCGCAGGCGGTGGCGTGAGGGACAAGCCGCCGACTCGAAGTTGTCGGCGGTCAATAAAATGGGTCGATCAGTCGCCGGCGGTGTGTCCCGGCTTGGTGGCTAGCACCTCCGAGAGCCGGCGCAATTGAAGTTGTTCCTGTTCGCTCAGCAGTCGGTAAAGACCGATCAAGCGGCGTTCAATTGTGGTCAAGCCAAGCCATTCGAGTTCACCGAAACCGACACAGGTGATTTCTTTTTTCGTGCGATCCAACATGCGTACTACTCCATAAAGTGCATTGCTGAATCGACGTTACCGGGGCGTGAGCTGACATTGGTACTGAGGAGCGACGAATGTCTTATTTGCGCTGTTGCTGTTTAGTTTTGGCTCCGGGCGGCGTCATCGGCCATCGCCTGCAAAAAACGACGAATCGCCTCTTGGTCGAAGGGGGTGATGCTTCTGTACTGCTTGATCAGTCTCTCTTCCTCTGGAGAAAGGAGCTGCGTCAGTGGCGTAGAACGTCGGCCAGTCAGCACAAATGCAGCATCTACACCGCACTTTTCAAGCGCCGACACATAGCGAAGGTCGAGCGAATTTGCTCCGAGTTCATAGTTTTTCTGAGTCCCACGACTGACTCCAAGTAGCACTCCAAACTCTGTTTGATTCAGGCCTAAGCGCTCGCGCTCTTCCCTTAGGCGTTCACCCACTTGATCCGCTATGAGCATTTTTTTATTCACCACCATTGACTTGATCATTTTTTTGACCAAGAATCACCACAGACAAACGCAAACAAACACAACTGAACAGAGTGCGCACTATGCCCGCCACAGTTACGCCTGAGCAAGCCCGCGAGGCTTTGAATCGCAGAGGGATGAGCATTGCGGAATTCAGCCGGAAGCACGACCTGAACAAAAATTTAGTCAGCGACCTTTTGAACGGTCGGATCAAAGGTCGCCGTGGGGAGGCACATCGCGCCGCGGTGTTGCTGGGAATCAAAGACGGCGTGATTGAACAGTAATGGCACCGAGCCACAGGAAAAAGCAGAACATGAAAAGCACAGTTCTAAAAACTCGGCGTCAGGTAGTCAGCGCAATCATTTGTGCTTATCCCGGCGGACGTGAATGCGCCGCTGCTCGAATCGGTCTATCGCTCAAAAAGTTCGACAACCACGCCTATGAAAACAACAACTGCCGCCCACTGACCGACGCACAGATCCACCAGCTCGAGCTGGAGACCGGGACGACATTTCTATCCGAGTACATCGCAGCAATGTACGGCGGGATGTTCGTTCCAGTGGTTGAGCCTGAAGCGTTGGACAACGTCGAAATGTACGCCCGCTGTGTCCAGGCCTCTGCCAAGAAAGGCACCGTCGACCACCTCATTGAGGAAGCATTGAAGGACGGGATCATCAGCGAGGCCGAGGCCGAGGCGATCCTTCACGCGGACTCACTGCACCTTGCGGCCAGACACGCCGAAGTTCTGGCGGTCATCCAATTGCACGCGTCTAAGTCGGGGAAAGCCAAATGAGCGTTCTGACTGCAGTAAACGAATATCAGGACATTCTCCAGCTTGCCGCACTGTCATTTCTGGAGCGTCACCAGTGCGAACACCTGAGCGATGATCAGCACCTGTTCGGACGGGCCGTTCAACACTTGGTTGCAGACTACGACGTTCAAGCGCAGGTAGCTGAAAGGATCGTTCACCTGGCCAACAGCTCTATGCTTGCCGTGCGTGATCGGCAGCGCCTGAACATCCAGAGCAGCACGTCGACGCACACCGTCATCTTCGACCCAGTCACCGGCAGCCAATGGGCCGTGCCGGTCAGCCTGATCTACGAGCGAATCATCAACGCGCCAGACATCGGCCGTTTCCGCTTAGCCAACTCGTAACACCAACTCCAAACGAACGCCTGCCCCACACCCTGTGGGTTTGGGTGAGCTGCGCCTGAAATCGAGGTTTCAAGATGGGAAACGCTGTGATTCTGACCACCCAATTGCCAGCTGCAGAAGCCGAAGCGCTTCTGGCTGTGATGCGTGAGCAGTACCGCTTGAGCCTCAACGACTACTGGTACGCGGATGAATACCGTTATGTCCCACAAGAAAAACGGCACAGCTCGATTCTGGAAAGAACCCCGGTGATGGCTGCGCAAAAACGCCTGATGGCAGCCCTCTCCCTCAGCCTCAAAGCAGTGAAGTAATCATGAAAGAAGATCTTCGCCATGACGTGTTGCAACGCCTCCAATTCGACTTCGGATTGAAGCACCGCACGGGCACCGACTACATGCGCGGCGGCACCTGCCCCAAGTGCAAGAAAAAGGAGCTGTACTCCCGTTTCGATACGCCTTGGATGGTGATCTGTGGTCGCCCGGAAAAGTGCGGCCACACGCTGCACGTTAAAGAGCTGTACGACGATCTGTTTGAGGACTGGAGCAAGCGCGCGCCGGCGACCGACCAGCACCCCAACGCCACCGCGCGCGCCTATTTGGAATACGCCCGAGGCTTTCGGTTTGAGCTGATTCAGGGCTGGTTCACGCAGGAAAGTTTCTATTCCCCTGAACACAACGCCGGCAGCGCCACGGTGCGTTTCGCTCTAGAGAAAGGCGGCTGGTGGGAACGCCTGATCGATCAGCCACACCGCTTTGGCAAGATGAAGGCGCGCTTTAAATCCAAGGACAGCTATCGCGGCGTCTGGTGGTGCCCGCCCTGCGTCGACCTGCTCGAGGTCAAGGAAATCTGGATCGTCGAAGGCATCTTTGATGCCGTTGCCCTGGTGCACAACGACATAGCAGCGGTATCGGCCATGTCGTCCAATGCGTTCCCGGGGGACTCGCTGAAGGCGCTGATCAAAATCCGTGAGGGCGGCAAGCTGCCCAAGCTGGTGTGGGCATTGGATAACGAGCCGAGCGCCAACGCCTACACCCGTCGTTGGGTACGCGAAGCCCG